TCAGTTCTCCTCCTGCGTCTTGCCATTCTGCGTGCCGAAGTAGAACGCGATCACCATGAGATACACCGTGTTGAACTCCTGCGCCACCTTTGTCTGCACCGTCAGCACGCAGAAGGTGACCGTCAGGCAGATCGTCACCAGACTCTTCACGCTCAGAAGGTTCGCCAGTCTCTTTTTCAGAAGTTCCATTCCCTCACCTCTCGCAATCCGGCCCGCGGCACACCGTTTCGTACGTCACGCCGCCGGCCGTGTTTTCCGCCTTAGCTTTGGCGTAGTAGCAGGCGGCGCTCGTCCCGTAAGCGCCCCACGCCGCCGTCACCATCGTCGCGATCCATGGGAGCGTACCCATAAAACCTGACGCGACCGCAAACTTTGCCAATGCAAAGCCCTCATACGTCGTATAAAGCACGATCCCGCTCTCGAGCAGCAGCAAGAGCTTGGAAAAGCTCACGCGTTTCTTTTTTGTGCGCCTTCTTTTCCCTTTCATCAGCTCACCCCTGTCATCAGCAGCGAAAGCGCCGCCCCGATGAGCACATACAGCACGCGGTCGATCATCGCGTCCCAACGCCTCCCGCTTTTCTGCGTGATGGTCTTCACATCTGCCTTGATCTCCTTGATGTCTGTTTCCACGCTCTTTTCACGCGAGGCAAGCACCTCTACTGCCGTTACCAGTTTATTCAGATCTTTCTGCTGCTGTTCCAGTTTTTCAATGCGGTGCATGTTCGACCTGGCGCGCTGTTCGGTTTCCGCCAGCTTGACCGAAAGTTCCTGCTCTGTCATGACTCTGCCGGCACCGCCCTTTCAAAGCTTTCCCAGGTGTGGTGTTTTTCGTCCTCCACGATCCGCCAGGTAAAGCCCTGCGCCTCGCACTCAAGCCATGTAAGATAACGGAAATAAAACTCCACCAGCAGATGGCATGGAATGATGTCAAGAATAATGCTCTCCACCTGCGAAAATTCCTCCGGCACGCCCACTGTGTTGGGAAACCAGACCTTGACCGTTCCCTTTTTCTCCGTTTCCTCCGCCAGCGCTTTGATGCCGCAGCCGCTAAGTGTCGAGTTGATGGCATCAAGCGTAAAACTGTCGGTGTTGATGCGCTCGAGCGCAGCGATCGCCTCACGCCGCAGCGCGGTCGAAACATTGACCGGGCAGCGGGAAAAAAGCTTTTCCCGCCGCGCCAGCCCTTCGCCCTCCGCTGTCTGCAAAACGCCTTCCCTTTCGGCATATTCCATTGCGCCGTCCGCGCCGTCCAGCGCTGCACCCGCCGCGTACAGTTCTGCGCCGCTGAGCGTGCCGCGCTCGGTGCGGTAAATCCTCATCGGCTCCAGAAGACGGCAGAGATAGTCATAATATGTCATGCCTCTTCACCCGCTTCGATCTCCGTGAGCGTCACCGCGCCGAGCACCGGCAGCTCCGTTGCACTCACGCTCACATCTGCCCCAGGCGCGAGCAGATGGCAGTTTTTCACGCCCTCCACGCCGTAGAGAATGCTCGCGAGCTTTGCCGTATACACCGCCTCGCCCAGCCGCTCGCCGGTAAAGTACGCCTGCAGCGCCGCCGTCGCCGCGTCAGTGATCTCCTGCATTGTCCACCCCTGCTCCGCTGTCAGTTCCGCGCGCACGGGGATCGTTCTCTCCGTCGGTGCTTTGACCGCCACATCCACCGCGATCTCGCGTTTTTTCTGCAATGCCGCCGCGATCTCGCCGAGCAGCTTTTCCTCCGGCGCGCCCGCATGCGTGGAAACATACACATCAACCGTGCCGATGCCGCGTGCGCGGCCAACCGCTTTTGCCGAGGCCACTGTCGGAAAGCGCATCGCTTCCTGCTCGTAAAATGCCGCGTTCGCGCCGTTCGGCAGCCGCTTGTAGCTCTCCAGCACGCGCTCGCGCAGCTTCTCGTCGCTTTCTTCGTCGCTGCCGCCGGAAAACGCCTCCGGATTTTCACATTGTGTGATCCCCACCGGATACACGGACATCAGGTGGATCGCCCCCGCGATGGCATTGCCGTTCGCCCCCGCTTCCACGGCGATCGCCGGCACATCCACATAGTTTTTTCCTTTGGCAAGCGTCGCTTTTTCCGTCGTTTCAAAGCGCACACCGCCGCTTGTCATGGCAACGCTGCCCGCGTCGATCTCATAGTCCGTCACCGCCGCCGAAGGTGCTGAAAAGCGCAGCACTCCCGTCGCCTTTGCCGCCGGAAGGCGCGTCAGCGCCCGCGTTTCGGCATGATAGTCCAGATACCGCCCCGCCGCCGTCTGCGGAAAGCTTTGATTGAGCACCCAGTCCGCCTGCGCCAGCAGCGCCTGCACCTCGCTTGCAAGCGCGTAAAGGCGCACCATCGCGTCGCAGCCGTCGTTCGGCACGAAGCCCGCCTCTTCTGAAAAAATCGTGCGCATCCGCTCGTAGATCGCGTTCAGTTCTTCCATTTTTTCACTCTCCCCCTATCGTCACGACCGCTTCGCCTTCTTCCTCCCCATAGCGCAGCAGCACGCGCAGATTCAGGACATCTCCCTTTTCTGCAAGCTCCACCCCCGTCACCGTCAAGCCTTCCTCGTCTGCCAGCGCCTCGGCGGCATACTGCTTCGCCGCCGAGGTACGGTTTCCGCCTTTTTCCCGCCGCAAAAGGTGCAGCTTACTGCCCAGCTCCGGCAGGAGTGAAAAGCTCCCGCGCCGCACGCTCAGCTTAAAAAGCACGCGCTCTAAAAGCTCGTCCCAGCCGCTCACGCGCACAAGGCCGCCCATACCGTCAGCCACATAGTCGCGGTCTTTGATCTTCAGCTCCATCTTCAGCCTCCCATTCCCAGATACGGCATACCGTTGATGAAGAGAAGGCCGTTGATATCAACGCGTCCATTGTTGTGCAGCACGATCTCCGCAGTCCCCGTGCCCGAGCGAATGCGCACCTCGCCGGGGGCAAGGCCGCTCGCCGCCGCTTCCACCACGCCCACCGCATAGGCCTCTTCACCAAAGGTGCCGCCGCGCACCACCAGCACATTTTCGCCCTTTCTCGGCCGCCACTCATAGCCTCCGGGCGCTGCGGTCTTCACCTCGCGTTTTTCTCCGCTGCTGAATACCGCCAGCTCGCCGCCCTCGATCGTCACCGTACCGTCCTGTGCCGAGGCCACATCCTGCATCTCATGCTGGCTGAGTTTTCTCGATAACCACATCGTTCCTTCACTCCCTCTGCATCGTCACTTCGCACATTTCTCCGCTCTCGCCGAAGCGGCGGACGCACTCGATCACCCGAAACTCGCCCGCAAGGCCAAGCTTTGTCCCGCTCACATGCGCGCGATCCCCGGGCGCCGCCGAAAATCTTCCCGCAACCGTCACACGCAGCGTTTCCGCGCCCTCCTTTGATTTTGCGATCTGATACTCCCCCGTATATCGCATCATCTGCCTGCCGCTGCGCGCCGGAACATAAAAAACTCTCCGGCTCGTGCCGCCGCGATCACAGAACGCCTCGTTTTTTACGCGCTGCTTTGCCCCCGCCTTGCTGTCCACCACCAGCGCCTCCGCGATCACGCCGTAACGCTTGTCGCAATAGGCAAGCGCCGTCACCGGTGTCTTTTCGTCAATGTTTACACAGGAGGCCTTGCGGTTCCGCTTTATTTCCAATGCGCCGGTCTTGTCAAAATAGGGCGCGATCCCGCCGTGCAGCGCCGCAAAGTCGTTCAGCGCCTTCCATTGGCTTGATCCGTTTGTCACGCGGTAGCGTGCCGCCGCGGTCACCGCGTCGTATCCAGTACACACGATGCCGTACGGCGCTACATGGTTTTTGAGGATCTCCTCCATCGTTGCCCACTGGTAGCTCACGCTTTCCGCCTCGTTGTCGAGCAGCAGCGCCGCCATGCCTCGCCCGCTCACCTCAAGCTGCAAGCCCTTTTCGTCGCACGTTACGCCGCATTCATCTACAACACCCGCAAATTCAACCGCTCCGTCCTCCTTCGCCGTAAAGCGCACCGCCCGCCGCAGTGTCTCTGCCATCGCAGGCTCATACGCGCAGCGCAGCGTAAAGCTGTCGCACGGAACGCTCCCCGTGTAGGAAAACTCCCACTTCAAAAGCGTCGGCAGCTCATACTGCACCCCGTCGCACGTTGTCAGGTATCCCTTCATCACGGCAGCTTCACCCGCTCTCCCACTGCGATCCTGTTTGGATTCTTGATCTGCCGGTTCAACTTCAGCAGTGCCGTCAGCGTCACGCTGTGCGCCCGCGCGATCCCCCAAAGCGTATCGCCGCGCTTCACGGTGTAATATGTACCGTCACCCGTCTTCGCTCTGACTGACGCACCGTCTTTTTCCCCTCCGTCCACGCGGATCAGCGCCGTGTCGAGTGGGCTCGTTTCCCAGAAGGCGAAGCGATAGCGCACATAGTCCTCAAGCGGCTGCTGCATCAGCTCCAGCGATACAAAATACGCCTGCGACGCCTGCCACACCGGATGGATCAGCAGCCCCGGCCCGCCCTGATAGAAAACCGACGCCAGCTTTTTAAATTCGTTGTAGGCACCCTTCCCCGCAAAGACGCCCTCTCCCTCCATCACGCGGCAGCTCAGGCCGAGATCCTGCATTCCGTAGCGTCCGAACGGCACCTTTGCCACCGCCACTTTCCTCTGAAAGGAGATCGTGTAGGTCTCCGGGTTGTGCGGCCAGACATAATCCTTGTATCGCATCGGTGCAAGGTTCATTCTCCCGCCCCTTTCTCAGTAAAATAAAAATCCGCTGTCATAGCGGCGTGCATCGCGCTCCAGGCTCAGCGAAAACGACTCTGTCTCGCGCACCTCCTGCTCCTGCGCCAGTGCAAAACCGCGCTCTTCTCTCGCCGCCGCGGCGGCCGCGCCGCTTTTCACGCTTTTCCCCAGCTCCTGCCAGAGCCACGCAGCTGCGCGTTCACCGTTGTCCGCGATCCTCATCTGCGGTGAAGCCGTGTCTCGCACCGTCATGCCCACCGGTGCCGCGCGCCCCTCCGTCTCCTCCGCTTCAAAGCGCTGTCCGCTATCTTCTCCACTTAACTTTCGCGTCAGGCGCTGCGCGGCCGTTTCCGCGTCCTCCGTTTCGTCAGGTAGCCCTCTTTTCTGCCGCTTTTCCATCGCTTCCCACACAGCGGTTTTGTCAGCGTTCATCTCCCCTGCCGCTTTTCCGCCGCTTCCTGCCGCAACAGCGCGGGACAAACGCTCTTTCATCACCTGTTCTCTCTCTCGCCACAGCTTTTTTGCTTTTTCCAGCGCCCATTCCATATAGTTCAAGCTCTTTGTCCCTCCTTCATGCGGATAAAGCGCGCCATATCAAATCCCGCATTGTCCCCGCCCGCCGCATCGGCGAGCAACTCTCCGCAAATGCTGCACCGCGCCTCCTCCGCGCGCTTTCTGCATGTTGGGCACAGCCGTTCCAGTTCCTCCTCGCGGTCGAGCATTTCATGTACCAGGCAGTAGAGATAGTCCGCGTCCGTCATCTCCTGCGCGCGTTTTTCGCTTGGCAGCGCCCCGGCATATCGGAGCACGCGCCATTTCAGCCGCTCATAGGGCGCGTGCTCCATGCTTTTTTTAGTTTTTCCACGCTCTCGTGACCGTCCTCGGCAGAAGGATTCTCCGCCCGGTCAAGCATCGCATAGCATTGCACCAGTTCGTTGATCTCGCCGATGCTCAAAGTGTTTTCAACATCTTCCGCACAGGCAAAGACCGCCTCGCCGTTTTCCGTCAGACTTTTTTCGAGCAGCGCTGCGTTTGCACGCAGTGCCCGCTCCTCCTCGTCCGCACAATCAAGCTGCGCGATCTCGCGCCGCAGTACAAGCGTCTCCCGTGCCGAAAGCAGCCGCATCACGCACGTTTTCTCCCCGATGCGAACCATTCTCTCCCGCTCGCGCCCCAGAAAGTTCAGCAGCATCTCGTCCATCAGTTTGCGATCTCCATGCGCTTGCGCGCGATGATCGTCACCTTCTCTGCCGCCGGATCGCCGAGCTTGCCTGCCTCCTCAATGCTGCTCCAGCGGCACTGCGAGTAGATGATGCGCTTATCCGGCTTGCAGATCACGAGTGAGAAGTCGTTCAGATCGTAAAAGTTGATGCCGTCGCTGATGGCCTCATCCGTCGCATACAGGCGGCTCAGTTCCAGTGTATACTTGTTCGCGCCCGCGATCGTCGCCACCGGCTCGGTTTCGCCAAATGCCTCGATCTCGCGGCTCGTGCGCGTAGCTCTGGTCGTGTAGCTCTGTACCACTGCCACCTTTTTCCCGTCGACTTCCAGATAAATGTCGCTGCTCAGCGGCAATACCGTTTTTGCCATATCTTTTCCTCCTTACACCGTGATGTGCGCCGTCAGATAAATGCGGTTCAGCCCGTGCGCTACCGTAAAGCTGAACTCCACGAGGCACACCGTCGGATCGCTCTTGAGCGCGCTCACCTTCACCTCGCCGTAGCTGTCCACGATCTCGCGGCTTTTCATTTCCTCGAGCTCCAGCACCACCTGCGAGCGAATGGCGCCGCGGCTCTGCGCGGTATTCTTGCTGCGCGCAAATCGCGCACGCAGAGAAGTGCGGATCGTCGGAATGACCTCGTCCACGATCAGGATCGTCGTAAGCTCTCTCCATGTCGTGTCTGCCGCACCGCCGCTGGAAGTCTTCGTCGTGATCCCGCGCACCGGAGAGGAAACACCGCCCACCGTTTCGATCGGCGTCACGCCGCCGCGCACCAGTTGGTCGATCTCATTGTCGCTCAGTCTCTTGCCCGCCGCCCCGAACAGCGTCAGTTCCGCGCCGTTGATTGGTACCGATGGGTCAGTATTCCCCGCGATCACGCCTGCCAC